GAATAAATGGCTTACAATTATGGAAAGACTTTTAAGAAAGACGGGAAACTTGTTCGATATAGATATACGAACAAAAAGAAGTCTACTAAGAAACTAGTTTCTGCTCCTAAGAAAAAGAGATGATATTTTTGTCAGATATTGTTCCTTGTACCCGTTGTGGATCTATAATACATTCAAGGGTTAAACTGGACCCCGAATTCATTCCCTCCGTCGGGGCCAGTGCCCACCATGTAATTTGTGTGGGTTGTTCATTTGAGTGGGTGGAATAATGTTTTATTCTGACTACGGTGATTTGACTGTTGATGAATGGCGTTCTTTGCAATCGCCAGAATTAGCTTATCAATTTGCTAAGGGTAAGATCCTGGAAAAGAGTTTGGAACATATTGGATCCATGAAGGATTATTCCGGATGGGATGATTATCTTGGTGTTGCTATGATGGGAATTGGAATTGCTATGCTACTTCCGGGTCCTATCGATGCTGCCTTTGCTACTGCTGGAGTTGCTATTACAAAATCTCCTGCAGGTGCAGCATATGGTTTGATAGTTTACAATGCTTTAGCGTTGGCTATGCTTGGATCAGGCTATTTGTTGACTGAACTTGATTAAGGTTTATTACCCTCATTGACTCTAATGGGGTTATGGACAGAGTTATTGCACTTCCACCTTATCCTTTACAGCGTTATGCGTATAGACTAACTTATCGTAATTGTCGATATTGCTGGCCTGTCGATTGTAGGTGTTTCTGATTATTACTTGTAACAAATGTGGTGTCAAGGTAGATACCTTAGCGAAGCGTCGCCACAGATGTAAGAAAGAGCCTACTGAAAGCTTTAAGAAGTTCAATCATACTTTGTTTGAGTTCAAAGAAGCTTCTTGTGTCATGTGCCAGTATCCAATTCACACCTGGAAGGCTGAGATCCTTTGTTCAAAGGAGTGTGAATCGGATTACTGGGTTTACCTTTACGGAAGTGGTTGTAAACCTCTTATTCGGTCAAATTGAGGAGCACCTCGCCCTATTAATTTTTAAACCGTCACTTCCGGTAGAAGGGCAAGGAAGATAGAATCCGGGGCGTAGTCACGGAATACAGGGTGGTTCTGTCAACGCAGTGGGGTAGGGGTTATTGGTGAAAAGAACTAATAACCTAGTTCTCCCGCATAGAGCCCATGGCTCGTAGAAAAAGCACCAAGGTTCGGACTCTCCAACCTGCAGTAATGAAATTGAATTTCCGTGTACCTGTTACGGAAACAGGTAATTCTTTAGCGAATTATATCGATATCTCTGAGGCTGTCTCTAGAGTAAACCGTCGGTTTTACAGACAAGGCCTAAATTGGGCCGTAAAAAATGTGAAGATTTCTATGCTGCCAGCAGCGGATCTAAATGTTCAACCTGCAGTAGCTTATGTTAATACTCTGCAGCATACTTGGACCACGGCAAATGCCTGGAACAAAGCGTATCATCTTTGGAAGCGTCAACAAGATGATGCTATTGATGAAACTTCATCTCAAGCAACTGTTGCAAGATTCCGTGATTTCAAAGTTCATTGTGATACTGATCATAATGTCAAAACCTTTGCAGATAATCTTGACCCTTATACATTAGGACCTGGTACTGTTGTAGGTGCTTTGACTCCTGGTCTAATGACCGGAGCTACTGTTCTTCCTTCTGAAGAGTGGGAGCATTCCCAATTTGTTATTCCAAATGATGGAGCTCCAGGTGTAACCAATGAATATAATTTTCATATGGTTGGACCAGAACAGAACTTACCTGGTAATTCAAAAGGAATTATTGAAGGTTATGCGCTTAGTAGAGTTCGTCCTCATAATCCTGATCCGTCGGCACCTGTCGTTTCCGGTTCTTGGATGCAGGAGATGTTTAATGTTGGAGACGAGTCTCAACAAGTTACTGATAATGCACAATTCCATAATAATGAATTGCCTTATGATCAGGTTGAATACCCTGGTGGAGAGGCTAACTTCTCTCAATTGGAAACCCAGGGTTATGTGTTGAATGCTTCAACTGTCGGTGTTACTACTTTCAATACCGGACCTTTTACTGCTCCTTGCGGATTAATTCGATTGGATTTCGCTGGACAGACTACAGTTAATACCTTTGGATATTACAATATTATTACTGTTGAATTAGTACCAGGTACTCATCGAGGTTACCTGGTAGAAACTATGGAGGAGTTCTGATGAATCCTGCCATTGAAACTGAAACAGTTGTCACTGTTGCTAAGACCGCTACTGCGATTAACCATTTGAAAGAAAACAGAATAGAATACCTGGTTCTTTTGGTATTGTCACATTTGCTGGGCTTTACCAGTGTGTTTATTGAGAAGGCTCAAGGAGTGTGCTATTGATGACGACGCATGAAGAAGGTTGCATTAATGAAACCTTTGAGACTGAGTGCAATTGTGCAAAGGAGGACGAATAAATGGCTTACAATTATGGAAAGACTTTTAAGAAAGACGGGAAACTTGTTCGATATAGATATACGAACAAAAAGAAGTCTACTAAGAAACTAGTTTCTGCTCCTAAGAAAAAGAGAT